CGCCCTTGACGCTTCGGAGGAGTCCTAAGCTCGTTGCGTCCCCTTTGACCATCGTCAAAGGGGACTGCCCCCCCGGCGAGGGGATTGACACAGTGGGTTTACTTGATACCCACTGTACTAGGTGACACCCGGCGGAGAGTGATTTGCTATGGCTCGATCTAAGTCGTCTTCTTCTTCACGCGGGCGTGATCACAATACGATCACTAGCGACCCCCTAAGAGGATTCCTCTCTCCCTCGCTGCCCCGCGTGACGCTCTCTCGGCCGGTTGTCCTACTCATTGAGGATCGGCGCGAGTGGAACCCCGAACCCATCTCTCCAGCCCGATCCTCTCCCCGTTACGGCGCCCGTCTCACGGTCGACCGTTCCCCCGCGCGCTCTCAGACCAAGGCGCGCGTGTCGTTCGCCATGCCTAACAAGGTGGCTGTCTGTGTTCGGCGTGGCATTCGTCGCGAGGTCTTGCACGCTTTGGCTATCGCCGGCGGTAAAGGTTTCAGAAAGCCCCGGCGTGGTCCCTATTCCTCGATTAGCTGTAGGTGACACATGATTGGCTCTCTGATCTCTGCTGGCGCTTCTGTCCTCGGCGGTCTCATCGGTAAGTCTTCGGCGGATAAACAGTCCGCTATGCAAAAGGAGTTCGCTCAAAACGGCATTCAGTGGAAGGTTGCTGATGCTAAAAAAGCCGGCATTCATCCGCTTTATGCTCTCGGCGCTAATACAATGTCGTATTCGCCGGTTGCTACTGGCGATTATGGCGTGTCTCAGGCTGGTCAAGATATCGGCCGTGCAATTGATGCTACTCGCGGTCACAATGATCGCGCTCAAGCCGTCCAAAAAACTATGAATGACCTTACGGTCACTCGCATGGGTCTTGAGAATGAGCTTCTTGCTGCTCAGATCGCTAAAACCCGTCAGGCTGGTCAGCCTCCCGCCCGTCAGATGCCGGGCGACGTGATGTTGATTGATGGTCAAGGTCAGACGGCCATGCCTCAGGCCGCTTCCGGTGGCAATGTTCTGGTTGAGGATCAGCCTAATAAGCGTGTCATTTCGATGCCAGGTGCTCCGTCTCAAGAGGCTGGCGCGGTCACTGATCAGGGTTTCACCCGAACCCCTACTGGTTATGCCCCGGTGATGTCCAAGGACGCTAAAGAGCGTCTTGAAGAGGATTTTGTCGGTGGTCTTACGTGGAACTTGCGCAATCGCGTTATGCCCTCGTTCCGCGTCAATGAAACTCCCCCTCAGGTCCCCGTGCCTGAAGGTTATGATGGCTGGGCTTATCATCCCATCTATCAGGAGTACCGCCCCTACAAGAAGCATTGGTGGGGTATCACTTATAAATAGGAGGATTTGCTATGCGGTTTCGTCGTTCTCGTCGGCCTATTCGTCGGCGTCGGTCTTCCCGTCCTCGGCGCATGCGGCGCCGCTCTGGCGTCGGCCCGATGCGCATCGGTTATCGCTTCTGATGCTTTGCCGGGCCCCCTTCGTCCGAAATGGTGTCGCTTTCCCCTGCGGTCAGTGCATGCCGTGTCGGATCAATAAGCGTCGGGTCTGGACACATAGAATCATGCTTGAGGCTCTGCAATACTCTGACAATGCGTTCATTACTCTGACTTATGATGATGATCGTTTGCCGGTTACTGCGGAAGGGCTCCCCACTCTAGTTCCTAAGCATGTACAGGACTGGCTTAAAAGGTTCCGTAAGAGGATCGAGCCAGTCCGAATTCGCTACTTTGCTTGCGGTGAGTATGGAGATACGACTGAGCGGCCTCATTATCATGTTGCCGTGTTCGGCTATCCTACCTGCTCTCGTGGTCGTACTGATCATAGAAAGATTTCGTGCTGTCCTCGTTGTGATCTCGTCAAGGACACTTGGGGTTTTGGTGGTGTTGATCTCGGTACTTTAGAGGTTAATTCTGCTCAATACATCGCTGGTTATGTCACTAAGAAGTTGACTGCCAAGGATGATTATCGGCTCAACGGCCGTCACCCTGAGTTCGCTCGCATGTCTCTTCGTCCCGGTATCGGTGCGGATGCTATGCATGAGATTGCTTCGGCTGTTATGGAATTCGATCTCGCTGCGTCGGAGGGCGACGTTCCGTCTGCCCTCCGTCATGGCTCTAGGATCTTGCCTCTTGGTCGGTATCTCCGCCGTAAGCTTCGTGAATATTGTGGACGTGATCCCGGAACACCTGATCATGTATTGGAGAAAATGGCGGAAGAAATGCGGCCTCTGCGCGAAGCTGCGTTCGAGAATTCGGAAAGCTTTTCGTCGGTGATCGTCAAGGCTGCTGACGGTAAAGTGGCTCAAATGGAAGCGCGACAGCGCATCTTTAAGAAGGATAGACCGTTATGAAGCGTGGAAAGTTCTCTCTGTCAAATTATAAGCTGCTCTCCTGTGATATGGGTGAGTTGGTTCCCATCGGTCTTACTGAGGTTCTGCCCGGTGATACTATCCAGCATGCGACTTCGGCTCTTGTTCGTTGTTCGCCGCTGATGGCTCCCGTTATGCACCCTGTACAGGTGCGCATTCATCATTGGTTTGTTCCTCATCGTCTTGTTTGGGAAGATTGGGAAGATTTTATTACTGGTGGCCCCGATGGTATGGACAATTCTGTTTTTCCGACGGTTACTCTCGATTCTGCTAGTACTGGTGCCATCGGTTCTTTGGCTGATTACTTGGGTTGCCCTACAGGCATTAACGGATTGCAGGTCTCCGCTCTACCTTTTCGCGGATACGCCTTGATTTGGAATGAGTGGTATCGTGTCCAAGATTTGCAGACTGAGCTTGTTTGGTCTTCTGCGTCTGGTCCTGACACTACCACGTCGAAGGTTCTGAAGAATATTGCTTGGGAGAAGGACTATTTTACTTCTGCCCGTCCTTGGGAACAGAAAGGCCCGTCGATTACCATTCCTCTCGGTCAGTCGGCGCCTGTTACTGGTCTCGGTATGACGACTAATTCGTCTGCTTCTGTTTCTTCCGTGAAGGATAGTCGCAAGACGACTTCCACGTATTCCATGGCTACTGGTCTTGATGTGACCGGTAAGTACATGAAATTGCAGCAGGATGGTTCTACTTATTACCCTGATGTTCGTGCTGATCTTACTGGCGTTTCGGCTGTTACTGTGAATATTCTTCGTGAGGCTATGGCTTTGCAGCGCTATGAAGAGGCGCGTGCTCGTTATGGTTCTCGTTATGTTGAGTATCTGCGGTATTTGAACGTTCGTTCTTCTGACGCTCGCTTGCAGCGTCCGGAATATCTTGGCGGCGGTAAGCAGACTATTCAGTTTTCTGAGGTCTTGCAGACTGCTGAGGGTACGGACCCTGTTGGCGAGATGCGTGGTCATGGTATTGCGGCCATGCGCTCTAATCGTTATCGCCGGTTCTTTGAAGAACACGGCTATGTGTTCTCGTTTATGTCGGTTCGGCCTAAGATTATCTATGCTCAGGGCCTTCCGCGTACTTGGAACCGTCGTGTTAAGGAGGATTTTTGGCAGCGTGAATTGCAGCACATCGGTCAGCAGGAGGTTTTGAATAAAGAGGTGTACGCTGCCCATGCGTCCCCGGATGGGACGTTCGGTTATCAGGACCGCTATGACGAGTATCGGCGGACTGAAAGCTCGATCGCTGGTGAGTTCCGCTCTAGCCTTCTGGACTTCTGGCATATGGCCCGGATTTTCGGCTCTACGCCTGCTCTCAATGCTTCGTTCGTCGAGTGTGTTCCGACCGAACGTAACTTCGCTGTTCCGTCGCAGGATGTCCTCTATGTGATGGCCAATCACTCTATCCAAGCCCGTCGGCTGGTCGCTCAGACTGGTCAGTCGTTCATCTTCTAAGGAGTGTTCTTTATGTCTGATCCTAAGCAGCTCGATCTCGAAGAAGAGATCTTCGCCCGCACCACTCGTGGCGATCGGATCGACGGTCGCGGCCGGGAGATCCCCGACCCTACGCCCGTGGCTCCCCCTATCGGCTATGTCAAGCAGCCGTCTTTGTCCGAGCAGATTCGCGAGATGGTTCGTTCTGAGCGGCTCGCCCAGGAGGCGGCCGCGGCTGGTTATGAGACGTTCGAGGAAGCCGACGATTTCGACGTCGGCGACGATTTCGATCCTTCGTCCCCCTATGAAGATATGTTCGACGGTCCTCGCGCTGAGGAAATGCGCGCTGAGGCCGCTGCGGCGCCCGCTGGCGCCGGTTCTGATGCCTCCCCGACTCCGGAGAAGGGTCAAGGGGCGAAGCCCGCCAGCGGCGGCGGCAAAGCCGCCCTTGACGCTTCGGAGGAGTCCTAAGCTCGTTGCGTCCCCTTTGACCATCGTCAAAGGGGACTGCCCCCCCGGCGAGGGGATTGACACAGTGGG